CACAAAAGCTTGGTGATTCAGGCGGCAACGTCTGAGTCGCGCTCACCTTGGGTGAGTCACTGATACTTAGACTCAGGTTCGCGGAGACAATATGCCGAAGCACTTGTACGAAGAGGCGCTAGCCGACGTTAGAAATGTCAAGCAGGTCGCTGAAGACCACGCCAAGCGTACGATTCTTGAAGCGGTGATTCCTCGCATCCGTGAGTTCATCGACCAAGCCATCCTCAATGACGTTGAAGTGGACGAAGAATCGACTGACGGCGAGCCCATCCCACCGAGGGCTCCTTCAGCTCCCTTGGGTTCCGCTCCCGAGAGTGAAGTCACTGACATCGTTGCAGTTGACCCTGCGGCACAATTGCCCGTTGATTCAGCGGGCCCAGCTGCTGCAATCACTCCTCCCGATGCAGAAGGCAAGGTCACGCTTGACATTGATTCACTGTGTTCGACTCAACCGGGAGTTGCTGTTCCTCCTCCGATGTTTGGAGCGCCCGAAACGGGTGACGAAGGAACTGAGTACGAAATTAATCTTGAATCACTCGATGCATTGAGGCCCATCGTCAGCAGCGGCCCCCGACCAGCGCTGACCGTGAAGGCATTAGGCGCTGTCATTAAAAAGATCGATGAGAGAGTTAACCTCTTTGGGAAGACGAGTAAGGTTGTTCGCTCAACTCCCGCTTTCAACTTGCAAATCGCCCAGATGATTGCTCGTGTGGAAGATATGTATGACCACGTGCAGGAGCAGGTCTCTGATCCCGCAATGAAATCTCGATACGAAACGATGCTCGAGTCCAGCTTCACTGGCCTCAATAAACTCCAGGAGTCAACGAAGATGTCTCAGAACCGCAAGCAAATCAACGAAGCAGATGTCACGCTCAAGCTGACGGGCTTGCCTGATGACATTGACCTTGACACCGTTGGTGTCGATCTCATCACAGGCGAAGAAGACGAAGAGGGCATGGAAGCCGGCGACGGCGAAGACCTTGGTGGTCTCGACGACATGGGTGGCCAGGGCGCCGATCAAGAAGGTGGAGAACCGCAGATGGAATCACGCAGGCTGAGCGACGACACGATCGTCGAAATTGACGAGAAGATGCTCCGCCGCGAAATCGCCAGGATGCGTTCACTTCGAGAAGAACACAACGCCAACGGCGGTTCCGAGACGAAGGCACAGTCGTGGGGCAACGGTCCCGACAACTTTGACGCTTTCGGTGGTGGCAAGTCGGAAGGCGAGCCCACGGATGCTGACATCGTTGACAAGTCTGACGCTCCCGGTTCTAATCCCCTCGGTGAGGGTGATGACCAGGACCTCGAAGAAGGTCAGGACGACCTCGACGAGTCCGACGACCAGGACCTCGATGAATCAGATGACCAGGATTTGGACGAGGCAGACATGCCCGCTCCTCCCGCGATGGACCAGATTGGCAATCGTTCGAAGGAATCACAGTACGGTTCTGAAGTTTCAGACGGCCATGCCACTGAGACCTGGGACAAGCGCCGCCACGAAGGCCTCAAGCGCCTGGGCTTCGAAAAGAAGCTTCAGGAGCGCGCAAAGGCTCGCGCCGCATCCTTGAAGAAGGAGGCAGCTACGGCCCGTACCAAGAAGAACGCCAAGCGCTTCAATGAGTGCAAGAAAGAATATCAGCTCGTCGCCAAGCGATTCAACGAATCGGTCGAACGCGCAAAGAAAGTTACGCAGATCGTTGCGAAGGCAACGCAGAAACTGCAAGAGGCCCGCTCTAATAGCGGTTCTGCACGGCCCGCGGGGAACACGGCCGACAATGCATCTCTCCGCAAGAAGTTGGCAGAAACGAATCTGTTCAACGCTAAGCTGCTCTACACGAACAAGCTCCTCCAGCTCGAGTCGCTGACCGCCCGTCAAAAGGCACAAGTCATCAAGCAGCTCGACGGCGTCAAGTCTGTTCGCGAGGCCAAGTTGGTCTTCGAGAGCCTCACCAGCACGCTGGCAGGTTCTTCTTCGAAGACTGTGAACGAGAACGCTGACCGCAAGGTCCTCGGCTCTTCTTCAAGGTCTGTTCGTCCGGCATCCACCCCTCAGACCCTCAACGAGGGATATGAGGCCTCACGATGGGCGCAGCTCGCTGGCATCACCAAGCGGTGAGCCTCAGGTTCTGATTTCGCTAACTACTTACCTCAACAGGGAACACTCAAATGTCAAAGTTCTTCAGCATGGAACAGCTCGCCTCCGGCATCAAGGAGAGGCACGTCGGCGCAGAACGCGCTCGTCTGATTGAAAAGTGGAGCCGCACCGGTCTCCTCCGTGGCCTCGACGGCGTACGCCGCGAGACGATGGCACAGCTCCTGGAAAACCAGGCAGCTCAGGTCCTCCGGGAGTCAAACTCCTTGTCGACTGGCGGCGGTAACGTCGCCTCGAGCGGCCAGATTCAGGGCTTCTCGAACATCGCCTTTCCGATCGTTCGCCGAGTCTTCGGCGGCCTGGTCGCGAATGAGCTGGTGTCGATTCAGCCGATGAGCCTCCCCTCGGGCCTCATCTTCTACCTCGACTACGCTTACGGCAGCAATGTCGGCGGCAACGCAGGCGTCGGTCTGTCGAATTCAGCAACGCTGGATACGTACGGCCGCGGACAGTCCATCTACAACAACCCCACGGGCAAGGGAATCCAGTCGGGTTCGTTGGCCACGGGCGGCATGTACGACCTGGTCAACGTTGGGTACACCAAGGTGCACTCAGGTTCGACCAACGTCACCGGTTCGAACGCCAACATCGGGTCCTTCGCAGGCGCCAACGGCGCTTTCACCGCAGGCACCACGGTCGCAGCGTCCACTGACTTCTCGGGCACCAACGCTCGCATGTTGAACTTCGACCCCCAGATCGATGTCGACTTGTCGCAGGGGTTGCTCAGCGTTGCCTTCGTCCACTTTGACGTCGCAACGATTCAGGCGCAAATCCCCCAGGGCGACTTCCTCGCCGTGGAGCAGATTGCAGTCTTCGCATTCGGCAACGCTGGTAGCACGGTCGTTTGGGGCCAGACTTACCAGTCAGGCAACGGCGTCCTCAACCTGCGCCGCCTCAACAAGCGCGGTAACCTCAGCGGCGGCGTCTTCACGCTGGCTCCGCTCAACGGTGCACAGATTCAGACTGTCGTCCGCCTGTCCTCAGGTGGTTCAGTCCCGGCCTTCACGGCTGGCCCTGCGAACGTGTCGATGGCCCTTGCCGACGGCCTGGTCGCTGGTGACTCCACTGGTGCAACTCTGACGATTCCGTCCTTCGAGTCTGATTTCGGTCCGACGCCTTCGCCCGCAATCCCCGAGATTGACATCAAGATTGAGTCAATCAGCATCACCGCGACGACCCGCAAGCTCCGCGCTCGCTGGTCTCCTGAGCTTGCACAGGACCTCAATGCGTACCACTCGATGGACGCAGAGGTCGAGCTGACGAGCATTCTCTCCGAGCAGATTGCCCTCGAAATCGACCGCGAGATTCTGAACGACCTCGTCGTCGAGGCCAACGGCGCCAACATGTACTGGAGCCGCGCTCCAGGCAAGTTCGTCAACAAGCTGACGGGTTCTCCGATCGTGCTGAACACCTCGCTCAGCATCGGTCCGCAGTTCACTGGCACCGTCCGCGAGTGGTACGAGACCCTCACGGAGACCATCATCGACGTGGCAAACACGATTCACCGCAAGACGCTTCGCGGCTCAGCGAACTTCATGGTCACGTCCCCTGACGTCTCCACGATTCTCGAGTCCTCGATTCTCTACAAGCCGAAGTACTCGATTGACGGCGAAGGCCAGGTCGGCTCGCCTTTCACCATCGGTGCAGAGGCAATCGGTACGCTGAGCAACCGCTTCACGGTCTACAAGGACCCGTACTTCCCCAGGAACCGCATCCTGGTCGGGTACAAGGGCGGCAGCTACCTCGAGACGGGCTACGTGTACTCACCGTACGTCCCCCTCATCGTGACTCCGACCATCTTCGCTCCTGAGGACTTCACTCCTCGCAAGGGCGTGATGACGCGGTACGGGAAGAAAATGGTTCGCAGTGATTTTTATGGCACCGTCACAATCTTGGACATGAATATCATTTGAACGATATCAACCACTTAGGTGGTTAGTTCAAAAGACTTGAAAG